CGAGGTCTTTTACAAGGTTTTCGATCTTGTAAGCTAATAATCCGTTCGTACTGAAGGCTTTCTTTAAGATTTCTAAGTATGTTCCTCGTTCTTCTACTTTACCCAAAGCTACGACAATTTCTTCAAGTTCATCCTCCATATCGTGAGTTTGTTCTTGAATTATCGAAACACGAGTATTGTGGCGTTCACGCCTCATATTCTCATTTGATACTTTTTCAATATCTTCACGTATTCTGGATATCTTAGAAGAAAGTTCGTCAATTTGGTAAGAGATGTCTTCTGCGTCCAAAATTGTGGAAGGTAAAGAAACATCCCAAAGGCGAACAACTTCTTCAAACTCGTTCTGCAGGCGTTCTTTTTTTATAACTTTCGCATTATTAAAACGAGCTTTTTCCATCTCTTTTATTAACTGATTCTTATGGTTCTCGTTCGTCTTCTGTACTAAAGTATAATTTTGTCGAAGTGTATTAAGCATATCCTTGTTTATGGTCTGTTCACAAGTCGGACAGTTTCCTGATAATTTCGAGAGTTTATCTAAATGTTCTTCAGCAAAGAGCAAGTTGGCATTGAAAGTGCCAAGTGTCTCCGATTTAGCGTCAAGATCAATTGCCTCACCTACATATAATCTGTCAGAATCTTCTTCCAACCTATCGATTGATTCTTTATAAAAATTATTGTCTACAATTTTTTTATTTTTATCGGATATTTTTTCAAAATCGTTTCGTAACTGCTGTAATTCTTCTTCATCTTCTGCCGAATATTTCGGAAGATTTTTTATCTCTAGTATGTCTATACTCTCCAATTTATTTTTTTCTAACCATTTTACTATAGTGTCAGACCTTCCATTTAGCTTATTTATCTCTAATTGAATGTCTCGTGCAGCTACTTTAAATATCTCGAAAAATTCTACATATTCTTCCATCTTAAGAAGTTCAATTAAGAATTTCTTACGATTTGTGTCTGTAGCGGTTAGAAATTGTAAACTCATATTTGTATTTTGATATACAAGTTGAGTGAAAGTTTTGAAATCAAGTCCAAGTAGATTTTGTACTGTTTTATATGTATTAGTTGCGGTATGACTAGAAATGTCTTTACCATTCTCATACAGCTTACACTTTATCCCAGCCTTTCTAATAATATCTATTTCATATTTGTTGGCATCTACTGTAAATGTAAGGTTTATATGATAACCTTTATTTATAAAACGATTTTGTATCTCTTGTTTCTTAATACCTTTAGAATTCTTATTGAAAAGAACTTCCTCCAATATTAATGGAATACTAGACTTCCCTTGCCCGTTAGTACCGACAAGTTGAGTGAGATTTACTTCATCTAGTTGAAGGGTATTTCCTTCCCCGTAGCTGAAACAATTATCCCATTGTAGCGTTTTTAGAGTAATCATTAAATACTGCCATTATATTTTTAATTTTGTCATCAGTTAAATTAAGAATAGCACTTAGATATTCTACTAATTCTTGATCAATAGTCATATTCTTTAAATTAAGTGTTGCTTCTGTACTTCGTTTTACTACTTTCTTATCTAATAATTCTGAGTTCTTAACTGTTGCTAAATCTGCTACATCTCCTTCTATCTCATAGATTGTATGATGATAGTCAGTTGCAATCATTTCATCCTCAGATGTTATTGTTTTCCTAAGTAGTTGTGGAAGATCAAATTCTACCCACTCCCAAGTACTATTACGAATTAATATGTATCCTGTTTTAACTATTTCCCTATGAAAAGAAGTAGTCATTGGGCTACCTGGATAGACTATATTTCTTTGAGTATTACTGTGAGCATGAAGATCACCAGCAAATACTCTTTTAAATTTATTAAATCTATCCAGATCAACCTCAGGAGTTACGTGCGGTTGTATTTCACCCCGTACATGTGTAAAAAGAGGTTTATTGGGATTACATTTTTCTATTGATCCTTTCTTGTGTAAATCACAGTAAGGTAGAATTGTTCCCCACTCAAACTCTGTAGTCTTGTCTACTATTGTAACAAGATCATTCACATTCTGAGTTGCTCTTTTTAGGTTTGAAAAGAATGTTTTGTTCTTTTTTGTCGCTTCGTGGTTTCCATCATAAATATATGTTGGAATACTAACTTCTTTAATAAAATCAAAATAGAGAGTAAGTTCATCCATGGAAGGAACTCTATCAAATAGATCTCCTCCTATAACATGTATATCTGCTCCTAGTTCTATTTCTCTAATTTTTTCAAAGAAAAGTTCAAAACGAGAACAAGCCCACGGCAAAGGCACATTCTTCTGACCTAGCTTTAAATGCCAATCTGCCGTAAATAGAATCACGCTACGAAATCCTCTCCTTCTTCCCAACTGCAGCCAGTAAGACCACCTGCCTTTAAGGCTCGTAGGGTTCTGAGTGTTTCATGTGCGTTTCTACCTGTGTCTAGAGCATTTACTGTTATGTGTTGAATTGTTCCATTAGGATCAACGATAAAAGTTGCTCTTTGACAAACTCCCTCAAGCTCATCAACTACTCCTAACATAAATGCCAGTTTTAGTCCAGTATCTGCACATAAAGTATGTGCAATATTTTCTATGAGGGGGTTACTTTCCTTCCATGCTAGTTTACAATACTCATTGTCTCCGCTTATACCGACTACATGAGCCTCGTCACTAACTATGTCCATTGCAGCTATTTCAGTAGGACATATAAAAGTAAAGTCTTTTGGATAAAAATATATCACTCTCCAGTGATCACTATAACCAAAGTCTACCTCAACAAATTCATTGTTTGAAGATACCCCTTGTAGTGTCCAATCTGGAAAATCTTGTCCTACAGTCATCATGATATATTAAATTCCTTACTTACTTCTTCAGGAGCTTCAGCACCAGAAGGTTGAGTTATTCTTTGAAGTAACTCAAGTTGAGCATCAGGAGTAGGTCTTGGAAGGACATCGTCCATTGAACGAAGATCCGCCGTAGCTGCTATTTCTTCTTCATCTAATGCTCTATTTTTGCATTTTAATGCTTGAAGTCTATATTCAACATTAAAAGCCATTGGTCCGGTTTTAACTCTTTGAAAGTATATGTCCCAACCAGTTTCTGGATCAGTAGGATCGCCCAAATCTTCTGCGGCAACCATAATTTGTTCCATTAATTTCTTTTTGAGGTTTAATACCTTAACCTTACCATCTGAAGGATCTATGCATTGCATTGCATAAGCCCAACCACATTTAATATCTGGAAAGAAATCACGAACGTAATCTTTTTCCATGTTGTTAAATGTTTCAGTTGCTCTATCAAAAGCGAGGCATTCCATAGGAATGTTTTTTCCGTTTTCGCCTTTAACCCAATACACATATCTTGGTAGAAGATCACCTACCATGCGTATTATATTATCACCATCTTTATAGGTGTATTGATCTATTTTGCTTTTTACTGCGCTTCCTTGCGCTTGATTAAATTTTATAGCCATTGTTTTTCTCTGTTATTTTAGCGTCTTATTCATATTTAAAGTGTACCATCCCATCTTTAAAATGAAGAAGTCTGTTGTTTTCAAATATTTCTGCCAACATAGGCAGATTAATTAGAGGAAGCATGGTTTCCCCTGTTTCTTTATAATCATTATAGTTTCGATAAGAAGCCACTCCGATATACTCGGCAATTTCTTGATTAGAGTATTTAGTTCGCTTCTTCAGCAATTCTTCGGGATTTAATAGGTAACTAAACCCTTCGAAGGTTTGACCATAATATTTATAAGTGGGATCTTTAAAATTATAAGGAACTCTAGGATAGGTTAACATATGGATTATCAGGATAATCGAACCTGCATCCGCTTCCGTTATATCTAAAATCTTTTCCCAATTATATTTTATCATTATATTATATCAAATTTTTAAACTCTTGTCAAGTAGTATTTTTTGGAGGTCATTATAGGGTTGATACTTCATATCCTTGTTTAATGTAATAGCCAAGTCGTGCATTAGCCTGCCGTCTTGCAGTATTCCCTTTTAAATGAATATCCACTACTGTTGGTTGCATTTTTCCTTCATAATTACGAACAATTCTTCCAATTAACTGTGTAAGTAAAGGTTCGTTATTTACTGGTGTACCGAGAACTAAACAACTAAGAACATCTAAAGAAATGCCTTCTGAGAAAATACTTTGTGTCCCATACAGCACGTTTTTATCTTTAAATATCTGGTTGATTATATCAGGTCTTTCTTCGTGTGGAATTGATCCCGTAACACAAACTGCATTATCACCTGTCAATCTCGAACAAGATTTTAAAAAATCCACACGATCAGACACCACCAATACTTTATGACCACGAGCAGCATATGCACTAGCAGCTAAAGCCACAGAATTTTGATACTCTGGGTTATATGCTAGTTCATTCACTCTATTAGCCCAAGGTATTGATGATCCGTCCATGAAACGAATATCCATTTTTAGGATATCAACTTTTGGTAACATAAAGTTTTCTTTTGGTGGTTTTAAGACATTACTCCCAAAATAATCTCTAAAAACCACATGTCTACCGTCCTTTCTTGTTAGTGTGCCTGTTAATCCTATCTTATATCTAGCCATATTTTTATCTATAATTTTTGAAAAAGTTGGACTACTAACGTGATGCATTTCATCTAATATGACTGTACCGAATTTATTTCTAACTTGTGGTAATCTTCTGTATAATGTTTGAATATTACCAACTACTACTGGAGGCTCTATTTCAAATTTACCACTACCTATCACTCCTGCTTTAAAACCAAAGACTTTTTCTACTTCATTTTCCCATTGTTTTCTTAGGGGTAAAGTATGAGTAACTATTAAGGTTTTTTGACCTAACTTACCTGCTATTGCTAAACCTGTAAATGTCTTTCCCCAACTTACCCAAGCATTAATTATAGAATTATCATTAACTTCGTTAAATACTTGTTGTTGGCTTGGTCGTAAAGTAAGCTTAAATTCTGGGAAATCTACTGGTATAATTTTTCTTTTATCTTGGACTTCATAGTTTTCGGGTATTAAGTCCATTCTCCCTACAGGAACTGCTACTAGTGTGTTTCTAATTCTTGCCATATTTTTAATTATAATAGGTGGATCTCCGAATTTATATGAAGGTATAGCATATGTTAATTCTTTATCTACTTTAGCTAGAGTTTTTAAATCTAAATCCATATAGATTCTATCACTTATTATAGCTTTCTTTTCTCTTTTCATAATGTATTGAAGAAGAATGTTTGAAATAATCTTCCTGTATATTTATTGTGTCCAAAACCGGGTAAAACACTTCTATGATATAATCCTCCCCTATAAAGAACCATACGATTATATATATTTGCTACAAACATTATTTGTTCCCAGTTATTTAAATTTTGTGCTTCTTCTGATTTATTATAATCAATTTTATCCTTAGGACTCCAACTAAAAATTCCACTTTTCTTATGTCTATATATTCCTGTTCCGCTTTCTGCAGGGGCTTCAGGAGTTAGATATACTACTGCTGCCCAAGTGGTATTATCATGATGTATCCAAGTCTTATCTTTCTCTGTAGTAAATTGATATGCTGTATTGTATTCACCAGGCCAATAACTTATTTTTTCTTTCATTACTTCTTTTTCAAAAAAATTTTTAAGATAACTACTTTGTTTTCTATTTTCTGGAGGTGTTCGCATACCGGGATAGTTTCCTTTTACATTAAAAGATTGATCTAAGGCAAAAGCTCTCACTTCGTCTACATTTGTATAAAAATTATCTATTACATATAAATTTGTTATCATGAGTATTTATCCAACTTTCTATTCCAAGGATTAATATTAAAAGATACTCTTTCTCCTTGAAATTCATTAACTTTATGATTAAGTCCAGGACCGAAAATAACTAATCTATTTTCTTTTGGAACTACTATTGTATCTTCTATAAGGAGTTCTCCTCCTTTTAAATTCTTTACTTTTGTATAAAAAACCATGCTACATATAGGAAATCTAAAAAGCTTTCTAACATGGTATGATAATTCGTCTCTGTCTTTGTGCCATCCATCATCATTATCTCCTATAGGTATAGTATTATTATGTGTCCACACTTCATAACCTACTATATCATCAAAATTAAAATAATCACTAGCTATTTGTAACAATGTATCACTATAGGTTTCAGCATGGTCTCTATAAAACCACTTAGCTTCTCCATGAAAATTATTTATTACATCTTTAAAATCTAAGAAGGGAGTAGGACTTAAAACTTCATCTAATATAATAATCATGTTACCCAAGCCATTATTATTATATAGGTTAGAATATGTACTAATTGGTCTGCACCTGTAATAGCTCGTCTAGTTGCTTCATGTAATCCTTTTCTTTTATATAACCATTTTGACTTAAAATAGTCTTGGTGATAGTGTATAATAGCATCAAATAATACTGAATAGATTACATACTTTAAAGGTATAAAAGCTATTAAGGCTAGAAAACAGAAAAACATATGTACTCCTATATGTTCAAGACTACCTCTTGAACCATACAGGTCTTTGCGTACAGGCACAGTATAAGCTGGATTAAAGATATAATCCGCTAAAAAGTGCTTTATTGCTAAAGCCGTCATTATTGTTTCTGTCATATTTTCCGCCATGTGTCTTTTTTCTTTTCTTCCGATAGATCAAACAAGATCCACGGGATATTATTTTGATAAAGAATCCCTGCCCAAGAAGCGTTCTCGGGCAGAGGTCTTTTGAGGGGGAAGGGGAAAGGGCAATCTTTAATCCATAGCATACTTACTATGTTTTTCTTTTCCACCCTCAGAATTTTGTGATATTTTAGGGGTACTGATGT